TTCATACAGAAAACGATCTTAATATTCGAGCCGATAGAGATATCAATTTAGAAGCCGGTAGAAATGTCAACATCAAGGCGGTGGATGGGAATTTTCATGCCGAGGCAGGAACAAACTATCGATTATTTGCCGGAGCTAACGGACAGCTAACGGCTATGGCAATAACGAATATAGTAAGCGGAATACAACATCTAGAAACCGCAGCAGAAATCCATATGAACGGACCAGTAGCAGAGCCAGTGACACCGTTAAGCACACACGATAATCCGGTTACTAGTTCGACGCAACCGTGGGCTAAAAATCGCTATCGGGTTGACGAGCCCTTAAAGAGTATTATGAAACGTGTTCCTATGCACGAACCGTGGGTATTACACGAAAATCAAGCACCTAATATTTTAACACCAGACAATACAGATAGGGATGCTTAAGGAGATAAAATATGGCAAAATTATATAATAAAAAATCAGTTGCTTCGTTATCAGCTAGCATCGGCGACATCGATCTTACAACCTTTACATACAAAGGTTTTAACTCAGCAAATACAAAAACTAATTTTAAAAGCTATGATGTTGATCTAGTTAAACAAGATTTAATCAATCATTTTTATATCCGTAAAGGCGAAAAATTAATGAATCCAGATTTTGGAACAGCTATATGGGATCTTTTATTTGAGCCATTTACTGAAGAAGTTAAAGAACTAATAACCAAGGATGTCGAATCGATCATAAACTATGATCCCAGGATTGCCATAAATTCAGTTACTATAGATTCGACTGATCAAGGGATTAGGATAGAAGCAGATATTACATATATTCCTTTTAATATTAATGAACGCATGACATTTGATTTTGATAAGAAGAACAATATCATTATCTGACCACATTATTTTATTGGGTAAATATACAAAGATAGGATTTATTACAGATGACAACTACGTCTAGACAGAGCAATTTAATATTAAATCAAGATTGGACTAGGATTTATCAGACATTTAAAAATGCTGATTTCAAATCCTATGATTTTGAAAATTTACGCAGAGTTATTATTACCTATCTTAGAGAAAACTATCCGGAAGATTTTAATGATTATATTGAAAGTTCGGAATACCTAGCTCTTATAGACGCCATAGCATTTTTAGGACAAAGTCTAGCCTTCCGCATTGACTTAGCTTCTAGAGAAAATTTTATCGAATTAGCAGAAAGAAAAGAAAGCGTCTTAAGATTAGCAAGGATGCTAGGTTATAACAGCAAGAGAAATATCCCAGCCCAGGGCCTTTTAAAATTTGATACTGTAAGTACTACAGAGTCTATCCTAGACAGCAATGGCAAAAATCTTAGCCAACAGGTCATTATCTGGAACGACACAACCAATCCAAACTGGGCAGAACAGTTTATTGCGGTATTAAACGCTAGCATGGCTGACAGTGTCGAATTCGGTCGCAGCCAGGGATCAGCAGTAATACAGGGGATTTCTACCGAGCAATATAGGTTTAGAACAGCATCTAATGATGTACCTATCTATACTTTTTCAAAGTCTGTAGCAAGCAGACAGATGGTCTTTGAGCTGGTTAGTACTAGTTTTAAAGATAAAGAAGAGTTGTACGAAGAACCTCCTGTTCCGGGAAATCAGTTGGGTTTTATATACAGAAACGACGGCCGAGGCGGAACTAGTGCTAATACAGGATTTTTCTTATTGTTCAAGCAAGGAAGTTTAGAGGTAGCTGATTTTAGTATCGATGTACCTTCAACTAATGAAGTTATTTCTATCGATAGCAATAATATCAACGAAAACGATGTATGGTTATTCAAGCTCAGTCCAAGCGGTCAACAATTAGACGAGTGGGCTAAAGTTTCAAATTTAGTAGGAAGTAACATCGCCTATAATAGTATATCTTCAAATATTAGAAACATATATTCTGTTGTTACTAGAGAAAATGATAGAATAGATCTTCAATTCGCCGACGGAGTATACGGAAATTTACCACAAGGGGCGTTTAGATCTTATTATAGGATCAGTAACGGTTTAACGTATCAAATTTCTCCGTCNGAGCTAAGAGGAATTAACATAGCTATTCCATATATCAACAAACAAGGAATAGCACATACTTTAACAATCAGTATGAGTTTAAAATATACCGTTAGTTCGTCGGCTCCTAGCGAAACAGTTGATTCGATTAGATTTAATGCGCCTGCTCAATACTATACACAAAATAGAATGATCACGGCAGAAGATTACAATCTTGCACCGTTAACTAGTAGTCAAGATATTTTAAAAGTTAGATCAATAAACAGAACATCTAGCGGAATATCTAGAAATTTTGATATTATAGATGCTAGTGGAAGATATAGTAGTGTTAACGTATTTTGCGACGACGGTCTGATTTATAAAGAAGAAACCGAAAGATCTGTTTCATCAAAATTTGTTAATAGAATAGATATTATTAATTTTTTAAGAAATACCGTAGAACCAATTTTAACTGAAACCGATATCTACAATTTTTTCTTAACAAAGTTTGAAAAAGTCTTATTTGCTGATCGTAATACTATATGGAAACAGGTAACAGCCGATGTTAACTTGTCGACAGGATATTTTGTTAATAACATCGATACCAATAATCTTTTAAAATTAGGCGTTTATACTTCTAGTACATTAAAATATGCTGTAGCCGGTTCTTTAATTAAATTTGTTCCACCAGAAGGCAAAGCCTTTAAGAGAAACACAATAGTTGATATTGATATTTCCGATCCAGAGCAGAAAGATAGAATCTGGACTAAGATCGTTAAAGTAACAGGGGACGGAACTAACGCCGGCCGCGGAATTTTATCTACAGGATTAGGCGCAGTACAGTTTAGTGATGTTATTCCAGACGGTGCCATCGCTGTTAGGATAGTTCCTAAATTTGTAAGCAACTTACCCATAGCATTAGAATTAGAAATCGTAAACTTAATCACATCAAATCTTAATTTTGGTTTGAGATATGATTCTTTAACCGCAGAATGGAAATTAATATCTTCGTCTAATCTAAATTTATTATCATCGTTCGCATTGGGTAAAGCAGGAGATACAACAAATGCTAATCTCGATTCTTCATGGATCTTGGCATTTGTTAAAGTAGCNGACGAATACATTGTACGGATTAGAGGAGTTGATTACGTATTTGGAAGCCTAGAACAAAATAGATTTTACTTTGATAACAGCAATAAAGTTTATGATAGTAAAACTGGTCAGGTCATCAAAGATCAAGTGAAAATTTTAGGTATAAATGCCAACAGTCAGCTATTAGGTCCGTTAAAAGAAGATATAACTTTTGAAATTTCAGATACAATAAAGTTTGATGACGGATATCAAAGTAATTCAGAAATTAAAATTTCTTTCTCAGACAGAGACGATGATGGTGTGATCGATAATCCAGAAGCATTTGAAATGATAGCAGGTCCCGATTCTCAATTAAGCTATCTATTTTTTAGAAAAACAGTAGATAGCTTAGGTAACAGCGAAAAGATTTTTGTTGATAACAGCGATAATCATATATTGATTATACAAAGAGAAAGTTCGATTGTAATCAACGATTATAATAACGGTCAGCTAATCTATTTTTATGACTCGGAAGAAAACGTAGTAAAACGTGTTGATCGAGGAACAAACACAATGGTTATAGAACCAGATTATATTGTTAGCGTGGGTCGATCAAAACTTAAATTTCAGTATATACATAACGCCGATACAGATAGAAGAATAGATCCTAGTTCAAGTAATATCAACGACGTATACATACTAACGAGGAGCTACGATCGATCTTTTAGAAATTGGTTAGCAGGAGCAATTTCTGTCAAACCAGAACCGCCAAACAGCGATAGCCTGAGAATTTCTTTCGGCGGAAAATTAGACTTAATTAAAGCTATCAGCGACGAAGTAATTTATCATCCGGTGAGCTATAAAGTATTGTTTGGAAAAACTGCCAATCCTCAACTGCAGGCACAGTTTAAAGTAGTTAAAAATCCAAACAAATTAATCAACGATAATGAATTAAAAGTTAGAATAATTAATGCTATAAATGAATTTTTCGATGTTAACAATTGGGACTTTGGTGATAGGTTTTACATTACAGAATTAACCACCTACGTGGTTAATTCTGTCACGCCCGATGTAAGCAATTTAGTTTTAGTTCCGAGACAACCTTCTCAAGCATTCGGTAGTTTATTTGAAGTTCAGAGTGGTGTCGATGAAATTTTTGTTAGCGGCGCAACAGTTGATGATATCGAAATAGTAACTGCTATTTCAGCAAATGAAATAAGAGCTAATGCTTCTTCTATTGTAATTAATACGGATTAATATGTCTAAAGAAATCTTTCCAGAAAGCGGTATTCCTGTCAGAAAAACCAAAGAACTATTACCTCAGATTTTTAAAACCGAGGCTAACACTAAGTTCT